TATCGGTTAGTATATCATCACTCCAGGGCATATTATGAATTTTTAATTAAATTTTTATTGTTATACATTTTTCTATTGCTTATAGAATCAGATACTGTACCGTTAAAGTAAATATTTAATGATGAAGATTTTCCTTCAGTTGGTGTATCTTCATAATACACACCGTCTCTGTCTTGCCATCCGCCTCTTATTACAGCTAAGTCCGTTAAGCCAATTGTTATATCACCGAACTCATCTAAACCAAGATTAGGATCTTGGTTAGCAGCTATCGTAATTTTAGTTTCAATAAGTTCTTTATTAAAGAAAACGTATCTCTTTTTATTACCTTCACCTTCTTGTAAAAAAGGAGTAGTAGGTGAAACTTTATATGTCTTCTTTATGTAGTAACCATTTTTAATTGCTGTCTCATTTTCTTCAGAAACAAAAAATACATTAACAGAGTCTACTCCTTCAATTCCTTCTATAATTGCTATAAGATCACTTTTTGGAATTTTATCACGTCTTTTTATATTTAAGAAATAATCATTAAGAGATGTTCTGATTTTATTTCTAATTACACCTACATCATATCCTTCAATTGTCCTTAATACTACATTAACTGCATATTTTTTAATTAGAGGATCTATGAATTGTAATTCAGTACTTGTTAATTGTCTACCACTTTCATTTATTGCTGCTACGATTATTTTCTTTTCGTCGCCTGTTATTGTAAATTCAGACAATGGTAAAGAAAAATAATCTTCATCAGAACTTAATTTTCTACTTATATCTGGAAGTAAGAATAAGTAAATGATATTATCATCGTCTAAATATTCATCGTCAGTTTGATTGAAAGCATCAATATATGAAAAGTAATTAAATTTAGAAAGGAAATATTCATAATTTTCAGGATTAGCAAGTACAAAAGATTTACTAGCAAGAGGTGCTATTAATTTTGTAAATGAAGGATTCTCCTCATCTGAACCCAATGTTGGATTTTTTGAAGTTTCTATTAATAAAAATTTATTTAAGTCAACTTCATCACCGTTTACATCTCGGCCAGTATCTTCAAATTTGAAAATAACAGGTTCTGCGTTTGCACTTGTATTACCGGCTGAGCCTGCTGTTACTAAATACTCGACATCTATGAATGAACCAAGTCCTGGTACCATTCCAAAAAAACCATTACCAAAGAATATATCTATACCGCCTCCAAGCCCTGTTCTTACAAGTGCACCTTTTGCTCCCTTAGTCATATCATACAAAGAATCATATAATTGCCAAAGTTCACCATTGACATAAACTCTTATATTATCATTTTCTACAAGCCCAGGTGTAGTTAAATTAAAAGATTGAAGCGGAGCACCGTTTCCAATTACACGCTGCGATTCAAATTCACCTTGAATAATATTAGCATATATAAATTGAACATTATTTTTCTCAACTTTTATATAGTCAGTATTAAAACGTACAGTATATTTAATACCATTTCCAGAATTCCTTAAAACGCATTTATTAGGAACTAGTATATAAGCACCTGGAAATTCTGCCTGTTTACCTGGTTTAAATTTAAAGCGAACTTCACCTAGTGCACTTACAGGCCTAGATGGAATATGCCCTGTTAATGCAGAAAGGCCATATATTGATTCTAGATTATTAGCAGTTATGATATTGTTCTCATTGGTGGCATCCGTGATATAATACATTATCAGCTCGCCTATGTTACTCATAACAGACAGTAGCTGGCCAAACGGTGAACTTGGAGTAAATATTTTTGAAAAATTCTGATAAGACCTAGTAAGATAATTAACAGAATCTTCATAGATCTGTTCACCTAATATTCTTGCTTTATTTAAAAACGTATAGTTATCTTTTTTAGTAGCCATTATTAGTATTTATTTATGCAAAAGTCATACCCATTACAAGATTATCATTTATGATTATATCTAATAGTGCGACATCTCTTTCGACACCCTTAAAAAAATTACAAGATGCCTTTACATTGTATGTATTTGAAAGCGGGCAGTAAGACCTTATTTGCTCTGTTATTATTTCCTCAATCATTGATGCAGATATATTAGTTTCAAATATCATTCTGTTAAGATCAGCTCCAAGTAAATGAGAACCTAAGACTTCAGTCTTTTCAGTAAAGAGAATTATTTCAATTTGAGTCAAGAGATATTCAAGATCGGTAGTGATCTCTATTTTATCTTCAGTGAATCCTGGGTCACCTTCTATTTTAGTATAAAGATCTGCCATTATTTTATGAATTCTATTCCATGGTGATTTTTACCTTTACTTTCAGCCGGGTTATAATTAACAGGGGCTTCTGTAAGTATAAAAGTTTTTCCAGGGTCTACTGTACAACCTATTCTTTCCATGAAACCTCTATTTGCCAAAAATTTAGTAGACTTTTCAGTTCTGTCAACCAAAGATATATTAACATCTTTATATAATCTTCCAGCAAATATTATATCAATTTCAATAACAGGTCTTTTTTGAACACTGTCTCCTACCTCAGGTGTTGAATAGCCTATAAGTTTATTTTTGAAACTTTTATTACCTAGTTTCCAGCTTACTGTTTTCTTCTTTTCATCTACATCAATTTCATCATAAGTTATAGAACTGGAAGCACTTCCGTTGCCTGTGTCGAACTTAGCAACCATTTTACCTATACCGGGTACTTCTATAAGTTCTCTATAACCTATTATACTATGATTTCTTGTCCAATTTTCTTTGTCAGAAATAAATTCAACAATATCTTTTACGATATTTATACCTGTAGCTTCTTTGATACCTTTTGTACCAGGCGAAGAGTTAACTTCTAGCACATAGTTGTTTTTATTCTTGTCAACTATAATATCTACACCACACCAGTTGCAACCTGTAGCTTTAGCTGCATCTATTGCAATCTGTTCTTGTTCCTTTGTTAATTTAACCTTTTCTACAGTTCCTCCTAGCGAATAATTAGTCCTGAAATCCTTTTTAATTTTATTTCTCTTCATTGCACCCAGGATAACAAAGTCATCTTTTTCAGGTACAGGTGAATTAAATTTTTTACATAGTACATGTATACGCAGGTCATAAGTAGAGTTTATCATCTCCTGTACCATAACTTCTATGTTATTAGATACTTTCCAAACAGTCTGTAAAACAGACCTAAGAGACTCTGCTGATTCTATTATTGACACACCTATTCCATGTGAGCCAGAAAGCGTTTTTAGTATAACAGGAAATTTACCTCCTATTTCTTCGACTGCACTTTCTATATAATTTTCATTTTCGATAATTGCAGATTTTGGCGTAGGCACATCTGCTTCTATTAGTTTATTAGATGTAATGTATTTGTTCTCGCAAATCATTATAGATTCAATCGTATTCAAAACAAAAAATCCTGAATTTTCTAATGTCTCTACTAGGTTTCTTGTGTATGTACTTCTTATTACGCCTCTTCTGGTTAGAATTACAGTATCTTGACCGTTGATAATAAAATCTTTAGTGTTTTCGTCACTTATTATGAAATCACCAGTATCTGCTTTACCCTTTTTAAGTTTACAAGAACCAATATTAATTATTTTGTAATCTATACCATTTCTTTTAAACTCTTTTTCAAATTCTTTTATACTATATGAGCTACTGTTCATATTAGAAAGCAATACCACTTTCATAGCATCTTCCTTTTTAGCCTCGTTTAACGCATCAGTATTTTTAAATTTCGATGAATTTAAACTCTCTGTAATATATGTAGTAAATTTTTGCATCTACTTAGTTTTTTTTATGAAGTTAAGAAATAATCAACGCCTTCGTCGCCTTTAATTTCCTCTTTAATACCATCAAGTTCAGTCTGTCCAGCATCTCGTATCATATCAGCGTTTAATGTGACGTTACCAGGTAAAGTAAAACCAAATGTCATCATCATTGTGCCAAGTTGAACTTTAGATTTTGCCGCAACATATCTATGAAATATCTCATCTGAATAAAGTGAACAATCATCTATTGTCTCATATACACTTAATACACAATTATGCTTAGGCGTTTTACCTAGTATAGTTAAAGTATGCGATAAACGATTATAACTATATGACACTTTAGGTTGAAGAACCTGTCTTGCCATGTCAAACAAATTTTCATTTGCTACATAGTACATTAAATTTTCACCGAGTACAGTGGTTCCTCCGCCTAGTGCATAAGCATTAGCAAATATAAATTTATCAAGTGTAAAGTCAGCATCCATACTAAATCCATTGTTACCGGCGCCTATTAGCATCTCACCTGCTTGCATAAAATCATTTATGCTTATTACATTTCCTGAACCATCAGCTTTAGATGTTGGTAAAGGTATTTGCCTTACACTTTTAAAAAGATCGGTATTAAAGGCTGTAGTCGGTACTACATAATATGCTTCTCTAACAGAATCTTCGTAGTTTTTATAAAACCACTTCTTGGCTTCAGTTACTATCCTAACCATTTCTTTCTTTGGTATAGTAATAGGTATCATGCATGCGCTTGTAAGCTCAGAATTTACATTTGATATAAGCTTATCCATGCATCTGCCTGCATTAGCGGCTAATTCATCATTAATATTTGGCATTTGAACCAGGTCTTATTTTTTCGTATTCAATTACTTCTGTATCTTCAAATTTAGATATATCAGTAATTCTACCCTTTTTAAAAACTCCGCCTTTCATTAAACCATTCATAATGGTATTAGGTCCATTTACGAATGAATTTTCAAGTATAGACGATCTGTTAATATAGCAGTTACCAAGTTTACATTTATTAACCCTGGTACCATTAAAAAGATTGCTTTCGTTTATTTCAGCACCTATAATAGTTGTGCCGAAAATATCACACTTGTTTAAAAGTCCTGTAGCGTTATCGCAGTTCACGATATCAAAATTCTCAAGCAAAAAAGAGTTACTAAGATCAGCATCCTTAAGCTGTACTTTGCCGGTATTAGAATCATAATTGATTATACCTTCTGTTACGCCACCTTCTGTTAGGAGGTCAAATATTCTGTCACGTATTTTAGGCCAGAATGCGGTTATGTTATTGTTATCAGTATCTAAGTTAACCATTAAACCCAGATTAGGATAATTGTTCTTGAAACCCTTTAAGGATGAATATGCCTCCAGTACTTTTTTAAACTCAATTATAACTTTACCAAGAGTTTGTTTATTACCCTGTGAAAAAGTCGGGTTATTAACTACTTCAGAAATGCGTTCTATGAAGTAATCTTGTGTTTCTAATATTCTATTTACTTTTTTCTCATAACCTGCTCCGCCGATATAGTTAAATCTCAGATAATTTTCATGTATCTTATCGAAATTTACACCGTAAAATTGTTTGTTAGGATAAATAAAGTCAGACTGTAATACGGTTTTTGAAGTATTATAATTTAGCTTGTCAGCCGGCATTATAAATTTTATAGACTTTGAATATGGTGAATTCTTTCTTTCAGGGAAATCTTTCCAGACTTTATCTTCATTAAATTCTAAAATAAATTTAATGATATTCATTTGTGAAATTTGCCTGTTACTAGAGCTCTCGTTTATAGAAATATTTATATGAAGACCACACTCCTTATTAGTAAAGCCGTTTTCTCCTATATAATTCAATATTTTTATTAACTCTATTCTTGCTTCTTGATAGGGCAGGTAACTTGTTGAAAGTTTTATAACTTTATCGCCGTCAGCGTACTCGCGTTCCAGTTTGTAATGATCGACTGATAGATCTATACCAGTGTTTTCATCACAAACTGAAACTTTTTTACCTAAGCTTTTTGAGAGATTTTCTGAAACCTCTTGTATTTTAATTTTAGAACAAAATTCCAAATCATAGCTTATACGAGACTTTAATAAAATATCTAACGTACGCTCACTAATTAACATGTTAAGTGTTTATTTAGTGTATATATTTAATTAGCTTTGGCTTTAATAGAACCAATTTTAAAATCATTATTTACACTTAAATAAACTTTCTTGTTAATTTTATCAATCTTGTTTATGCGTATACCAATTGAGTCACCTTCTTTAAAGCTTCCTTTAACTTCAGATGACGGAATAAGACCAGATATACCAGGCTCAAGTTCAACGAAAGCACCATATTCTTTAATGCTAGTTATTTTACCAAATGCAATCTGAAATGGTTTATATTTTTCATCAGCATTATCCCAGGGGTTTTCTTTATAGAATTGAGTTAAAGTGATTTTGAAATTATTGATAATCTCTTTTATATAAAACTCAAGTTTGTCACCTGGCTTAATTTTACCAGCAGCATGTGCACTCTTTAATTCATCAGAAAGATCTGCAGCATGTATCATACCTGTTAAACAGTTATTAAACTCGCAGAATATTCCGTACTGTGTACTACCTGTTACAAATCCTGTTTGTAATTTGCTCATATTACTTCTTAAATCATCAATAGCACTAGGTATTAAGAAATGTAAGTATTGTCTATGAGATACTACCGCAGTATTTTTTTCTTTAGAATAGTTTACAGCACATACAGGAAGTTCTTTACCTAATAGAGCAGAAAAGTCTGTAATCTTATTTAAGCCTGCAAGAGAACCTGGCATAAAAGCTTTAATTCCATCAATGTCAAGCATATAACCTGCTGATGCTAATTCAACTACACGAGCAGTGAACGCTGTAGGTTTATTAATAGAGCCAATAAGCTCTTTTAATTTATTCTCATTCGCACTGTCAGTAAATGAAACGGAAATGAATTCTTTCTTGAGATTACCTAGTTTTACCGAAATGGTATTACCAACTTTAAAATACTCAGAATAAGAAGAGGACTCTTTTTTAAGATCCATGTAAGCAAACTCCCTATACCCAATATCAAGTACTGCAGTTTCTCCTGTAATAGAAACAAGCTTAGCTTCAGTAAGTTCACCTGTTTTAGGTTGCTTGTAATCTTTGGTGTAGCCGTAGTAAAGGTCATATCTACCCTGAGCATCTTTACCGTAATAATAAACTTTGTCTTTTCCGTTAACTTTAACGGCTCTGTTTTGTGTTTGCTTAAGTTTAAGCTGTTCTGACTCTATTTCTAGCCAGAAATTTTCATCAATATGCATTAATGTGTTTTTAAAAGTGAATAATTAATATAATTTATATATCGTATGCTATGAAATAACTGCAGGAAGTGACGGTGAACTTGTAACACCTGATACTACTGCTTGCCCTGGTGGAGTAATTATAGTAGCAGTTTTTATATAAATATCAATTGCTGTAGATGCTTGCTTTGCAAATTTTTCTGCAGATTCGTTTAGTTTAGCATCCAATCCGGGATATGCTGCTAAAACATCCAGGCCGTCTTTGAATGCCTGTTTTAATGCTAACTCAAGTGTATTTTTTACTAATGGCATAGTTATATTAATTTTGATGGACCGTCTATTGTTACTGTAGAACTTCTGGTCCTTGGTATTGTTACTGTTTTAATAGGTGCTTGTAACTGTGCAATAATAGGCGCTACCTGTGCAGACAGTGCAGTAAGCGCAGGTGTCAGAGGTGAATAAATCACAAGCGCTCCTGTAATTGCAGCCTGTGCAGCTGAATATGTAGTAATTGCCGTGGCAAGAGCATTAATCTGATCCGCGAGAGCATTTAATGCATCTACATTCTTGTCGCCAAGGACTGCAGGCTCGTCAGATTCATTTTCTTTACCTATACTAATTTTGTTATTTTGTATATGTATAACTTTACCTCCTGAATGCTCCAGATAAATTGTATTATCTGGTCTTATATTAATTTGACTGCCGTTATAATCCAGCATCAAACCCTTCTCTGTAGTAAAAAATATTTTGATACCGCCATCTACTTCTGTGTCATAAATAAGTGAATGTGCATTTTCATAAGAGTTTTCAATTTCACTTTTCAGTTCATCTGAAATGTGTTGCAGGTAAAAATATTCAAGCTCATATAAATCTCCATTATCGAAAGATATACCTACTACTGAATCTACTTTAGGAACAGAATGAAATCCTGAACCTGTTGCTGAACCTCCTGTTATCATAACACAGGGTCTAGCCCATGGTAAATCTTCATCTGTTATGTCATCGAATTTACCAAACACTCTGACTTTTATTTTACCCTCATAATCAGGATCCTGGTTATCAATAACCTTTCCTAACCATCTAGAAGTTGTTAAATCATCAGAAAATAAATTGCTCAGTCCCATTATGTATCATAGATATTACCTAAATCCACAGGATTGTTTTGATCCTGTTGATTAGATTGATTGGATATATTTTGCACCTGAGGCCCTAGTGAAAGAAGAGATCCCTGTTGCAGTGACGTTAATATATTACTAGGTGAAAATCCATACACATTACCTAATAAAAGTCTAGAAAGTCTACCTTGTATGTTATTTGCAGCACTTGCAGCTAAAGAATCAACAGCATTTAATGCTGCACCTGCTGCAGCAGCACCAAGATTTTTGGCAAAACCGCTCATTTTATCTTTTATAAAATCTGGATCATCTTTAAGACTATTTACAGTGTCTGATAAACTAGCTCCTCCGTCGGTTTCAGGTGAAGGTAATTTTGCAAACTCAGGGAAATAATTACCAGATGGGCTATAACCAGATGCTACATTGAATGCAGTAGGGTTAATATAAGACTCGTCAATATTTTCATAAGATATTACAAGCTGTTGAACCATTTGCTGAGCTTCAGAATTACTAAAATTGCTATATACAGAAGCTGATTTGTCCGTTTCAAATTCACAGAATCTTAATGTATACATAAGATTGGCACCGAACTCATTTGTAACAGATGCTGTTTCAGCTGCAGCTTTTTGAGCAGGCGTTTCGAATGGTAGTTTAAGATTACCAGGTCCGCCGAATGCACTTGTGACGCTATTTATAGTATTTAAAGCATTTCCAACACTACCGTAATCTACTTGTATATTTCTTATCTCTTGTACAAATACCGATAACTGAAACATTCTTAGATTTACAGGTAGTATTTCCCTTCTATATTCATAGTCAAAACAGGCTTTTCTATAAAGATCCATCATGGCAGTTATTCGCATATCTATTGATTCAAGCGTTTCAATAGTTAATATAGATTCATCTCCTCCTTTATAAGGATCTTTCAATTTATTATAATCCCATACTTTATCAATACCGCTAATAGATTGCCAAAACCAAGGCATCCAGTAATTGGTATCAAATAAAAGTCTTTGAAATGCTTTTAAATATTCAAACCTCTGCGGCTGATTTATGTTTTTTAGATAATTTAATGCAGAACCAACCTTTTCGCCATTATCATCTCTAACCAGTAACGGGCTTTCAAGCACGTCATAGTCGTTAAAGAGAAATACAAACCCCAAATATGTAGGATCATTGTATTTCCCATAATCATTCTGTAGACCTTTTTTATATCTCTCTAATGACCCTAGGTCAAATGTTCTAGTAAATTTATTAGCCATGTTATGGTGTATTAGGCCACTCTCTTCTAAAGAGTGCAAGTTTTTGTTTAAGTCTACCTTCTACTTCATTATATGTATATGATATTCTACCTATAATATATGTGCCGGTAAGTTTTTCGTCAATTTTATTATTTATTGTACCATTCTTTATATCACCCTTATCTCCAACTTTATCTTTCATTGATGTGCCGTTGTCTTGTGCATTCTTTTCTTTCTGGTCCTGAATGGTTGCAGCCTGGTTACTTTGTTCATATACAATAATTGGAAGTATCTGATATTTATATAAAGCCATATTTGCAGTTTCTAATTCTACCTCAAGATACATCTTTTCAAGCTCAAGCATGTTTTTATAATTAAGCATTTGTGCAAAATAATAATTTAAGTGCACATTTTTACCTTGCTTTCCGACATACTTATATTTTTGCTGAGTCTCGTACATTTTTGTACCTTCTGCATCGTATTTACCTTTAAGAGGTGCCTGATCAGCGGGAAGACTTTCACTTGTAAGAGGTTCTACAGAAAACGTTCTATATTCTTTATCTACAGTGTCATAGTATTGTATAATTCTTCTATATCCGTCACCCAGTGTTATTGATGCCGCATTGTTTTTTATAGAATATTTTGACATAAAAGTAGCAGATCCTTTTTTATAAAAGTGATTTGTTAAATATAATTTATCCTCTATTTTAGCTGAAGCTCCATCTTCTACTGATGCTTGTGTACTAGCATCTTGTATGAGACTATTTAAAGTGTCTTCTATTTCTGTATTAAATTTTATTTGCTTGTTAACATTTACTAGATTCAAATAATAATAAGGATCTATATAAGCTGTAAAAAAACTATTATCATCTTTATATACAGAGTCTGTAACATCTTTTAAAAGTTTATATAGTGTATCAAATGCACATATTCTTTTCATGCTGTCATCGGTAGAATCTTCATTTGAAGCAAACCCTATTTCAAGCTCTTCAGATAAGTCTATCATAAAATTATAAGAAGTGTCTTGTGTATACGTCTTACATTTTTCAGCAAACAAGCCAGGCAATCTAATAACACCTCTCAGGGAAATTTGAACAGGTCCTCCGCCTGAAGGCCCAGAATATTGTTCAGCATTAGAATTTGGTATAACAGATATTTCAGTTATGTCAAAGTCCATTCTAATAGGCTTATAAATAGTTTCATCTTTACTTCTTATATAAATAGAAACAACATCACCATCTTGTGGGTATTGACCCTTTGTGAAAAGACCTTTGCTATCTTTTAGCACAGCGCTCATGACAGGAAACATTCCACTTAAGTCAAGTGAAAATGCAATAATGTCCTCTTTGTTAAAGTCGAATTTATTAATACGTATAGCAGGATATTGATCGCCAGTAAATTTACTCATTCTGTCGTTGTTCTTATTAGGACCATCGGCAGTTTCAGTATTACCTATCTCAAATTTTTCAAGTTTGATAACAGGTTCAGTTATGGTTAGTATATTATTGCTTATGATACCCATTATGAAGTTTTAATATTCATATTAGCACCTAGTATAATTTCATTGCTTTTTATAACCTTGCTCTGTTGATTAGTCTTAAGCATATTAGGCGGTAGATTTTCAGAAGATCCATTATTTTTAGCAGAAGACTTCTGCGCAAGAAATTGAAGACGTTTTTTGTCAATAGGCGTAATTCTTTTAATATCTTGAAATTGTGTTCTAGGTTTTAGATTTTTAGAAATAGGTTTATAATTTCTAACAGCACCTGTAATTTCAGGTATTAATAAAATCATTCCTTCTTTTATACAAAATGGATTTGATATACTATTCGCTTTCAGTATTATGTCAATATATTCAGTCGTTCCGTAATATTGAAGTGATATTAAGTCAGGTCGCATAATCTGATATGGCTGAACGTAATGTACGCTTATGATACTACTTGTAGCAGCTATCTTAAAAGAAGGTATAGCTATGTTTATTTTAGCTTCACCACTTTCAGTATCTAGTTTTATTAAATTCTGTAAAGATTTTATATTCATATGTTATCCGTGTTTTACAGCCTGGGCTATTACTTTAACTCCTGCTACTATATTTTCAGTTACATTGGGGAATTTATTATTAACCCAGTTAAATGATCCTGAATCTTTTGCCTGGTCGTATACTTTATTTGCAGCTTCTTGTATAGTTTGTAATTTATCAGATGATGGATTATGACCTCTAAATAACTTTGGAAGGCTATTAGATTGACTCTGTGCAAGTTTAGCATTATTATAAGCATTAACTACGTTTGGTTGAAGTCCGGATATATTCGCATAATCGTCCATTCCTTCTGGTACTTGATAAAGTCTTCCTCTACCACCATTAAACATATTTTCAATATCTCCCTTATCTCTATCACGACCTGATTTTAAGGTAACAGATATATTCAATGTCGTCGGGAAGTCATCTTTACCAAGTGGTCCTTCAAATGAATATTCAGCCTGTGTGCAAACTAGATTACCTATCATAGCAATAGGATTAAGAGGATTACCTATTGTTAAATGCCATGTACCAGTTGGCGCACCCGATAAAAAAGCATGAGTACCCTGTGCACCCTGAGGTGTATTAAAGTTTTTAGATAACCAGCCGCCTAGCATATCTCCTGCTATTTTTCCAGCACCGCCTGCTATAGAATCAATACTAAATCCGCCTTGGCCGTCTCCAAAGACTTTACCCATTATTGAACCTGCGTCTTTTACTAGGCTGCTTAAAAACCCACTTAAATTTCCTGATGCAAGAAGTGCATGGTTACCAAGAGGTTTACCAAATTTACCATTTGAAATATAACGAACAGCTCCGCCCCAGAAAGGTGCGCTATTATAAGTTAAAACTAAAAAGTTAGCAAGTATATCTAGTAATGCCATTTTAGGATTAACATTACCGTAAGATCTCAATTCATAATTAAAGTTAATTTTAAACTCCTGTGCGCAATAAATGCCACTGTCTTTAACCATGATTCTTTTTATTATATACAAAGGTCCTTCAACATAATTCGGATATGTACCTTTAATTGGGTCAAATCCAGCTGTTGCTTCAAGTTCTCTTGCGTTTGCTGATGATTGATTAGAACCTACTGTTGCTGTAGATGCTAGACCGCCTAGTAAACCAAGTGAACCATTATTTACACCTACTCCTAGTATAGAACTTCCTTGTATGCCTTGTGCCTTTGATTCTAGAACCTGTAATTCAGATTCAACTTCCTTAAATGGCAATTCTGTTGTGAATTTAATTATATCTTCAAGCTTATTACCTGTCACTTCACTCATCCATGTTACTGCTCTGGCAATATCAGGCTGTCTTGTATCTACTAATTCTTTAGATGTTACATTACCGTCACCGTCTTTAACATAGTTCATAGTAAACCCACTCAGCAAGTCATCGGCAACTGGCATGTGAAACCTCCTTAAGGTTAATAAATAGTTATTAGGTATTTTTCCATGATACTTACAATACAGGAAGTCAGAATGGCTATAAACCATTGCTATGTTACCTGGTGTATCATTAAAGAATTTGATTATATTAGTTGTAGTAGGTTCTAATGCAAGTCTATACTGATTATCATTTACAAATCTAGAATCAGGATTATCTTTATAATCACTGATATTAAGTTCACTTCCACCTAGACCTCTAAATTGAAAAAGAACATAACGGTTTGCAATCGACGAAGGAGCTGTACCCTGTGAGTCAACTTCTTTACCGTCAACTTTATATTTCTTAGTAGGATAAGATTGATTGTACTGTGAATTTATAAAAATGTCAGCTGCATCAGATGAGTATTGATTTTTTAACCTACTCTGTATTTCAAGCGCAGCATCTGGTGATATCTGAGAACTTGACAATGAAGGTGAGTTTAGACCTGTTATGCGTCCAGCCATTCCATATATTTATTTTATTTATATATTGAGTTTAGAGCTTTTCAGAATAGTCAATCCAGCTTCTATCATCATCTGTAATTTTATCGCCTATAAACTTGCGCAATCTTAGATGAAACTCATTATATGTTGGAATTTTATACTTGCCAGTATAGTGTGTTCTTGTTATATGTCTTTTTAATGATCTGATATATTTTTCAATAACATGATCTTCTATCTTATTAAATACGTCTAACATTTCTTTTCTATATGCAAATGTCATAACAGAATCGACAATAAAAGTAAATCTATGTTCACGTTCTCTAATATCCCTGAAAAAATCCTCATGTGTTAAAAGAGGATTATCTTCTCTGAATTTTAATTTTCTAGGTCTATCGCCGAAGGTTTGCACAAAGCTCATTTTAGAGAAATTCATTCTTAGAAAATCTGGAGAGTCAAAAAATTTAATTATATCAACTCTGTACTCAGGATTGATTTCATCTAATCTAACATCTCTAATGATGCATTTTACAGGTATTAATATATTAGGATGTGAATACGAAATTAGCAAAGTATAAACTTCTTGACCTTTGACAAATAATCTGTGTTTAATCATTTTTAATATAAAAAACGTTTGTAAATTTTGTACAAAGCCCACTGTCGATTTCTTCCTTGTCAGGAATTATAAGATTAAATTGAATGCAGCCAGTGTTTTTAATTATAAGTGATTTAATAGAATCGACTGTATCATGGTCCAGGTTTTTGATTGCATACAATATACTATTAGATTCACAGAGTGCTTTTGATAACCTTTTTGTGATATAAGAATTGACTACATATTCGCTTGGCTTTAAGCCCTGGTCATCGCTTTTTGTAAGTTTTGAAATAATATCATAAAAGCTAATAATTTCCTGATATTCGTTTACTTTGGTGTATTTTTTAAAGTCAATTTTATTCTTGACGTATATACAGTCAAATCTTTTTTGATGCATTATCCAGTTTAGCTTTTAATATTTTTAGTTCTTTGAGTACAGAAGATATTTCTTTAATTCTATTATTAACTTCTTGTAATACAGGCGTATAGTTTACACCCCATTCTACCGTGAATATTAGAGTATCTTTATCGTATGTATTACCTGTTTCAATGCCAATCTCTTCGCACAGTTCATATAAAAATTGAATACGTTTTTCAAATGACTCATCGTCTTCAAAATTATATACATTTTTTCTTTCAAATATATCGCCTGCCCCGTTGATGTTATTGTCTGTAACAGTTTTAATTACACCATTAGATGCTATGTCAAGCAATATTTTTATCATAACTTATAATTAGGCCATGGCTTTAAAGACTCTTGCCAAGATTGCAAGTATGCATCAGTTTCTTCTTTAGAATAACCTGCCTGATTACAATTTAAAATTAAAGACTTTTCAATTTGTGCCAATTGTTCTTCAATTCCAGTTCTTACTAAAATTTCATATTCACTGCTGCGCTTTTTTCCATTTTCAATATTAGAAGAGACTATTGATGCCCAGTCCTTAAAATTAAGTTTGCTTTTAGATTTTAAGATGCCAGCTCTTTTAAGATACTGTCTGCGATTGCTTCTATTAACCCATTGCTTAAGCGCGGATTTGGTTACTTCAAGATTTTCTTGTTCCATTTTTATAAAAATTAATTATCTGTTCTTTAATACTTGTTTGAATTTCTTCGTATAGTGTACTTTTATTAATATTTTCGAATATCAATTCTTTTATTAGCTCGTCTATGTCGCACTCAAAAGAATCTTTAATTAGTTCATACACTGTTTGTTTAGGTATATTTACAAGTATTTTATAATTAAATTCCTCTTCTGTTTTAGTAGACTGTTTAAGCAAAGTTTTAACAGGATCCATTGTCTTAACGGGTACATCTTGTATAACAGCATTATTAATAGGCTGTTCCTTTCGTGCATGTTTAGTAATTTCAACTTCAAATCCATTGCCGTCATATTGCATCATATATTCATTTATAAGATTGTGATTTATACGACCGCCTCCGGCGAAATAAACCCAGTCATCGTCATGTGATATATAATTTTCAATATTTCCGGCTTTTTCGCCTTTTACCCATTGATATTTTTCAGAATACATAAATTTTATATCAAGAAATAATTAAATGTTTATAGTCTTACTGCGCCAATTGAATCAGTTGCCTGATTATGATATAAATAAGTATTGCCTGCTATACCTGTTCCGGATATAGCAGCATTTGCAGCAGCATGGTTAACATAAGATGGTAAGCTACTATTACTTATTATAAAAGCTGTAGAAATGATATTTCCTATACCAGCATCTCTACCAATTGCCACTACATCATTACCTGTATTATTCTTAGCTGCATTATTACCAAATGCATTAACATCATTACCTGTATTACTTTCTGATGAATTTCTACCAAGAGCATTGACATCACTTCCTACGCTATCATAAGCTGCATGATAACCAAGCGCATTAACATCATTACCGAATACTGAGCCAGGTTCAGCAGTACATAAAGCTGCATTATCACCGAAAGCATTAACGTCACTTCCGAGATTATTATTTGCGGCATTCATTCCGAATGCAATTACACGGTCGCCTGAGTTATTTTCACATGCGCCTTTTCCTATTGCAATAACATGATCGCCGACATTATTAATAGCAGGTTCTTGCCCAAGTGCAATAAGATTAATTCCAGTATTGCCATCACCTGCTGAATACCCAAGTGCAATTATATGATCTGCTGTGTTATCCTGTGCAGCAATATAACCCATTGCTATAACATTGTTACCTGAATTGTTTTTAGCACTGGTATTTCCAAGAGCAATGACTTCATCGCCTGTATTAGAATATGCTGCTGAATAACCAAAGGAATTAACATCGTTACCTGTATTGCCATAGGCTGCTGAATATCCAAGCGCATTAACATTATTTCCTTCAGCAGTACCAAATGATGTATTACCGTGTGCTGCAGCATATCCAAAGGCATTTATATTGTCACCAATGTTATTATATGCAGCGCTGTCGCCAAATGCGTTTACATCATTTCCTATATTATCAAGAGCTGAATATTGTCCAAATGCGTTAATATTACTTCCTGCATTTGATATGCCAGCATTAAAACCCATTGCATTAATGTCAGAACCTGTGTTGTTGAATGCTGCATCATTTCCAAGGGCATTAATATTGGAACCAGTATTACTTTTACCTGCTCTGTTTCCAAACACATTTATATCATTTCCGATATTATTATAAGCTGAATGGTAACCCATTGAGTTTATTCTAGCACCAGTATTACCTCTGGCAGATGACTGACCTAATCCATTAATATGGTCGCCAGTATTGTTATAAACAGATTCATTACCTAAGCCATTAACATGGCTGCCAGAATTATTCCGTGCTGAATTATTACCAAGTGCATTTACATTTGAACCTGTACCATTTTCAGATGCGCTATAACCCAGCGCATTTACATTTGAACCTGTATTATTTATATTAGAATTATAACCAATTGAATTTACATAGTCTCCTGTGTTACTTTCAGAGGCATGATAACCAATTGAATTTACATGTTCACCGGAATTTGTATAACCAGCATAGGTTCCTATGCTTACTATATCAGAGTTTGCATTGTCATAAGCTGCACCGTAACCAATTGCTATAACATCATCGTTTATATTATTATATGATGAATAGTCTCCAAATGAAATAACATTTGCTCCAGTGTTACCTGCTAAAACATTAGCACCTATACCAATTGTAGTTTGACCAGATGTAAGACTTTCAATAACTACATCAACCCCGTTGACTACATTATCGTTATCATAACCAACTTGTAAAGTATAAAAAACACTTGATAAAGATATATCTATGACATTAGATGTAGCTGTGCTTATGTCTATGCTACCATTAGATGAAGTTAGAACTCTATATGAAGTTAAATTTAATGGTGAACTAGATACTGGTGCAGTTGCTAATAAATATTCTCTGGCATCATTAGGTTTTGACGTAACGTTATTCCAATGAACTAAACCGCCACCTCCCGATGTATTTAATTGTGTCTTTGTATAATATAAAGTATTGTGACTGTGAACAAACGGGGTAGTACTTATACCATTATTAGCGTCTGCGCTGATTGTAAAATTTTGCCATTTAGCTAAAGTACTATTATATCTCAATAATTGATTATTCGAAGGCGATGTAATAGAAGTATCTGAAAGCGTAGCAATTGAATATGATAATGGTGCACTATTTACCCAGCGCTTAGAAGAATTATTCCAGGTTAAAATATGCCCGTTTACAAGGGTTGTCGTGTTAATATTAAAATCTGCTAAGCTTGTTGTAGCATCCGGGAATAAACTGCCATAATTAGCATAGGTAGTAGGTAGCGCAGTATGTTGATGAATAAGATAATCTGCTGCTAAATTAGAAATATCAACATTATTAATAGTACCACCTAAAGTTAAGTCACCTGTTATATTTACTGTTCCGTTTACCGCTAATTTATATACACTTGGAAATGTACCAGCGCCTATTACTACATCACCTGTATGAATTATAGATGCATCGTTTTCAACGCCTCCTATATTCGTGTCACCTGGTAATAACCAGTATGGATTGACAGCAGATGTATTAACTTGAATAAGTGCTGTACTGCCTGGGTTTGTAACAATAAAGTGTGTGCTATCAAACTCTACAACATTTACGGTATACTGTATACTAGTACTTTCTACTAATATACTTCCTGAACCAGCATTAAATGCACCTATTGATTCCCATGAACCAAGGTCGAAGGTTGAATTAGGGCCATTGTCTATAGTAGCCCTCCACCAGGATTTACCTTCACTTCCTGAAAGTCCAGCATCATGATATACTATGAACCCCTTTTTATATCTTCTTTGTGCGTTCCATTCATTAGCAACGTATAGAAAGTTGTCGTCTAACTCCTGTGTAGTCAAAGCTCTTCCTAGTTCGCTGCGTAATTTAATATATTCTCCTAATAGTGGCATTGTAATTAATTATTTTGTGTTCTTAGATACGTTTTGTTAAATACATCATTTGTGATTCCGGCATTTAAACCTCTTTTATTTATAAAAAAGAATAGTTTATATAATTCAAATGTAAATTTAAAATATCCTATCTCTGCATAGCATATATCAACATTACTACCTTGTATAAAAAGATATTTAAGTTTTATATAAATTTCATTGTATATTTTTATGTAGTCAGTAACGCTACTCTTAAATCTATCAAGAACTGTTTTAATTTCACTTTGCCTTCTCAGGTCAAATTTAGAATTTTCTAATATCTTAATATTGCTTGTAACGTCCTTAACTATAAAAGAGAAATTATATTCTTTTAGGTAGCTTTGTAAATTAAAACTTTCAAGAGTAACAAGACTTCCTACTGTACAAAATGTCTCTTTGAAAAAATTAAATTCATTTTCAGCAATGTTACTAATGAGTATTAAATCACCTACTGTTGTGATAAAGTCATTGCTTGCAGCTAGTGCAGGATCTTCGGTAAATGGACTTCTTCTGGAGTTGACTAAAGTATTATAGTCTTTGGTATAAAGAGCCTTGAGTTCATCAAGACTATTAAACGTCACGTATTTTTTTAACCCACCATAATTAGTGTAACTGAGACGTATGCTAGTTGCACTAAGTGAATTTTTTCTAAGTGATTCTAAAAGATCAATTACCGTCTTAAGACTGGTTGACTCAATTATCATTAATATATAGTCGTTTTTACTATATATTTAGCATTGCATGCATTGTATGCCAGCTTTTTCTAAAAGTTTGATACCGTCATTTATTCTATATAGTTCTCTGTAAAAAACTCTTTTTATACCTGACTGTATGATTAATTTAGAACATTCAAAACATGGGGAAAGTGTAACATAAAGATCTGCGTCATCTGAACAGTTAGGTGACTTGGCAACCTTTGCTATGGCATTTGATTCAGCATGCAAGACTTCGGGCCTGGTAACCAATTCACCATTTTCAATTGTCTCGCATTTATTATCAAACCCAGCGGGTGTTCCATTATATCCCATGCTAATAATAGAAGCATCTTTTACTATGACACATCCTACTTTTTTTCTTTGTGCATAAGATAATTCGGCTATTTCAACCGCAACATTCATGTATACTGAGTTAATATTTATTCTAGGCATTTGCTGTGTATTAAAATTCAACACCTACTATATCATAAAAATTAATTTGTATCTTGTCACCATCTTTATTTAATACAGAAAGACCAGCTCCTTGTTCTTCAAGTTTACCATCTTTATGCATGTGAGGTGCAATAAAATATCGCTGACCGCCTCTTACTATAACATCGATTTCACCGTGTTCTTTAAGTAGTTTTTCTATGTTCTTTTTATCGAACTCGATAATTTCAGATTTTTGCTTTTCAAGCAGTTTGCTAAATTTTTTCATAATTTATATATTAGCGTAATAGGCCCATTTCTCATTATACCAAAACCTGCGACTTTTGTTGTCGTCAATCGATAACATTTTGCCATAACACTGTAACCATTCTCTGAAAGACGTGTCTGCAAGTTTATTCATTTTTTCATTTATACGCCCTCTGCCGTATCCGGTTTTAAAAGGATTATGCCAATCTTTTAGTTCGCCACCGCCTACAAGATAAGCTTCCTGGCATACATCATGGCATAATCTAAGCAACTCTTCACCTTTATCTAGTTTAACAATTACATTCCATGCCGACTGAAATGGATTAATATCCAGTCTATATAATATTTCAGCTCTTAAGTAGTTACCTATACCATTGAAATATGACTGATTCATTAAAACCTCATAAATAGGTTTAGTAAAAGCGCGCTTATGTGCGTTTATGTTTATATGATTTCTAAAATTGTCAAAATCTGACAATGGACAAGGACCTCTTTTATTATTCCAAGATTTAGTCCACTTCCATTTTGCAAAACGCCTGGCATCAACTAAACAAAGAGATCGCTTACTAATAGCATTGAATTTTAGATGAGTATGTTTAGGCGGATTGTCACGATCGGATATGGTCCAATGCCCTGACATACCCATTGCACATGAAAGGCGATACTTATTCTGACCTGACAACAGATTCAGTATTAGTTCTTTGCCTCTGGCTTCAGCAGTAATACTAAATACTTGCAATTCACTTGGTTGAACAATACCTAATCTATTTACAACTTCAGATGATACAGAAATGCTAGTAAAGTCTTCATTTGCACAAGTAGAATTAATATACTCGGCCATTATTTTAATCTCTGCTAATTCCGGCATTTTTAGTAAAAGTATATTTGGGTAAATGTAAAAAATTTTCTGTTTTACTTATTGTAAAATGTTTTGATAATTCAACAAGTTCAGCCTCGTTTAATTTAGAAGCAACTGTATACACATCTTGTTTTTCGAGAATATCTTTTACGTGTTTTATAAATTCAGAAAGGTGTTTGGGATCGAACATTTTATTTTATATTTTCTATATCGTCAGCGACCATTTTATCACTTCTTACGTCAATAAATCTAGGCAAGAATAGACTATGATTGCCATACTTATCTTGAATACGCATATTATATTGCACTGTTATAATCTTGCCCATAAGCTCACCTGATGCAATCATATCATTAAACATTTGTAAATCACCATCACTAAAACCTGAACCAACGCCTACTTGTAAGGTCCTGGTTTTATCTTCACATACAAGGCCTCCTATAAAACCTGTTCTGCGACCTTCGCCTGGGATCCAGCCTGTTACAACAAGGTCACAGTCATTAACTTCTTTAAGTTTAATCCAATTCCTGCTGCGCTTACATTCATAGACACCGTTGTTTTTACAAATTACTCCTTCGCCACCATCGTTCAATATGCTATTGAAGCGTTTCATCATTTCAGAAACATTATCAAATTCCCAACGTTCAGAAATGCAAATATGCTTAACACCATCGATTATAAAGTGCTCTAACATTTCTCGTCTTTGTAAATATTTTACAACACCTTTTCCGGCTCTTAAGACGTTTTCATGTTCTATGTCAAATATATTAAACATAAATTCTTTGGAAATTTCACTGTCAACTTTGCCTTTAAGCATGCGGTTCAATTTACCTGAAACTGACTTGCGATCATGGTCTGTTAGTTCTCCGTCAAAGAACCAGCCTTCAAAATCGAATGACGGATGCGCGTCAATAATGCGATGCAATTCATTATCTACATACTTCATATATTCAGTAGATATTTGATTGAAATTTCTGGTAAAATATTGAAATTCACCACCTTTATAAATTGCAATAATACGAACACCGTCATATTTATGCTCGCAGTAAATTTTATCCCAGGTTTCAATTAGCTCGACATCGTCTTCAGAAAGCATTAAACTGGGATTGGGTATCAACTCACGTCCTGCTGCTTTATTGATAGACTTGGCCTGTATGCCTATATTCAAATTTTTGGTAATTATATCCAACATTGTCTGACGTAATTCAGACGGGAATTTTGCAATAAATTCACCTGCATCTTTACGCAGATCGTTATTTGCAGCCTTTGTCTTTCTTAAAATATCGATTAGTTTTTTAAATTCAGCGAATGTAGGTTCACCTTCACCTGAATCAGGCACAGTCAACTTATTTAATTTAGTTGTAATAAATGGGTTATATGCAACATCTAGCATAAATTCCATTTCAGGTGTTAAATTGCTTTTTAATATGGCCTGCATTTTATCCTGTGAGCCTTTTCCTTCACATTGTGAAATTTGCTGGAGTGTCTTTAATTCTTGTATCATCTTATTGTAATTGTTATATTGTAAATCTACAAAATATTTTTTAATAATGAAAGTATGTTGCAGACTTTCTATTTTTTCCAATTACGAAATACCCAATTTACGTCATCTGATACTTCAGATTTTTCAAACCTGGGTTCAGACCTGGCGTAAGGATTGTGTGATAATTTAACTGGAGGTTTTTTAATGTCTGAATTCAGTTTATGTAGTATTGAGTATAACTTATTCATCTGTGATAAACTAATAGTTCTTAAAGAATAGGCGCTTGTTATATACTTTATTGCATGTTCAATACCTTGTTCATCAAGTATATTTGTTGCAGACTCTCCTACTATATTAAAATTTTCTTGGGTTTCAATTATGGGTTCTTCAAATTTAGGTACAGAAAGTGAAAATTCTGAACCTCTTGATTTTGAACCAATAATACCTCGCATGACACCAAATCCGCTTCGGTGTGCAAGTTTATTAATACGAGCTGCCGTTTCTTTATCTACTATTTCAAGGGTATTGCCAGTCTTATGATATACAACATCTATACAACTATATGACTCTGTAGTGCTGCAGTTGATGCACTCTTTATAACCAAGGTTAGCTCTACGCTCAGGTATGCTATTTTTACATTTAATACATTTCATAGTGTAAAAATAACAAATATATTTGATAACTAAAAATAATTTGCAGCTTTTTAGAAATTAAATATTTTTAATTTATAACCCTTGAATAGTTAATTTTAATTCCTTCTTTTATAATAGAAACAGTGTCGTAATTTTCAAATAAGTAGCCTTCATTTATAAAGCCCTCAAATGTTTTAATGTATTTCATATTAGTTTATTTTTATTATAATTAGAAAAGATGTGAGTGTGTATTTTGCACATAATTGCTAATAAAAGTCTTTCTGTGATAGGGTGCTGGGCCATGTTCAAGCAAGGCCTTTCTGTGTTCAAGAGTACCATATCCTTTATTTTTATCCCAACCATACAGCGGATATTCCTTTGATAGTCGAGTCATATAACAATCGCGTTCAACTTTTGCTAAAATCGATGCAGCGGCAATTGAATAATAAGTTGCATCACCTTTTACAACACATGTATGAGGTATACCACGATAGCTTTTAAATTTATCGCCGTCGACTAAGATGTGTTCAGGTTTAATTTGCAAACCATCAAGTGCCCGCCACATGGCCTGAAAAGTGGCTTGTAAAATATTTATACTGTCAATTTCCTCTACTGTACTATATGCTATGCTATATGCAAGTGCATTGGCTTTAATTATTTCACAGGCCTCAAGTCTTTGCTTTTCAGAAAGCTTTTTAGAATCTTTTACCAGAGGGTGTTCAAAATCTTTTGGTAATATAACTGCAGCTGCGACGACGGGACCTGAAAAGCACCCACGTCATCGACCCACTTCATCAATGCCGACTTCAACGCAATCGCGAAAAAAAGATTTTAAAGGCATTAATGATAGTGGGCTTTTATTTGCTTTTTTCATTATTTATAAAATTTATTATTGTTTTTAAGTTTTCAGATGCGTTAATAACAGTCATTGAAATATGGTTTTAATTTAGTCAAGGTTTTCATTGTATATCATAAAATAAAGTTCATTCTTGGGTCTGGTTACTGCAACATAGTGCACGTTTTTTGCCTCTTCGTCGTCTATGTCAGCTGGATCAAATGAGATTGCTTTCAATTCTTTCTTGTCAAGATCCAGTGAATTATATTCAATGATTTCAGGAGAAAGGCAATTTACTACTACACATCTTGGAAATTCACGACCCTTGCTCTTGTGAATGGTTGTTATAAAACTTCCGCTGGTTGAATTTTCATCTAGAAAAGTTAATAGTTCACTTGGTTTACCAAAATTAGGTAGAATGCGTTTCAGTTTGCTATTAAGCTGAGGTGTAACACCTGTACGCTTTCTAATTATTTCTATTTCATCCTTGGAGAAAATATTCAAATATCTAATAGGTATTTTTTTAAATAAGAACTTTTCCTCTAACTGCCTGATAACCTGATTGGTTCTTGCAAGCAACACAACATCATTACCTTGTTTTATCATTTTAATCACATCGTATTCATCTATCAAGCCCAATTCAACTTTACCCTGTTTATTACTTTCAGCAATTGCAAACAGTGAGCTATATTTATTTGAATTTTCGACAATTGAAAGGTCAGACCTGAAATTTTTAGATAATGAATATTCAGCTACAGGTTTGTCCTGCTTTAAAAGCTTTTCAATCATATAGCAATTAGAACCTGAAAAACCGTAGATACTTTGATTTCTGTCGCCTATTAAATGATATACACGAGCTCTAAGTTTAAGTAATATCTTCATTTGAAGTGCAGAAGTGTCCTGATATTCATCAACAAATACATAGTCATACTTCTTAAAGAAATTATCATCCCACATATTACTGTCAGTTAGTTTAAGAGTTTCAGTTAACATGTCGACAAAATCTCGGCTGTTTGTAGATTTTAGAAACTTACAATAGTCGATGTAATAATCCGGCAACCTTGACTTAACGTTATCTAACTGCAGCATCTTGTACTTTGAGATTTGTGATGCATAATATTCAGGATCGTCTTCAAGCTTCTCTACTCTACGCTTATATGCCAGCTTTTCATCGAATCTGGCCTTTGGCCCAGGATTAGATTTCTTTTTATACCAATTAATAAAATGGCGGAAGTCGGCAATAGATTTGAATTTCTTACATTTTGCAAGAGCAGAAAGACAGAAACTGTGAATCGTCGTTATATGAATTTTATCGTCCTTAATACGATTTCTTAATTCATCTACTGCGTCATTTGTAAAACTGAAGAAAATAATTTTGCCAGGTTTAACACCCTGTTCAAGTAACCATAGTAGTCTACCTGTTGCAGATGCTGTTTTACCTGAGCCTGCAGTTGCAGTTAATATAACGGATTCAGGACCGGTATGTTTAATAAATGCGAGTTGTTCGTCGGTAAATTTAGCCATATCATTTTTAGATATGAATTATATCTAAACAGGCATAAAAGTTTTTATAGCTTATGGTTTTCTGATTTCCATTTTTCATACCTGTCGGTAATTTCTATAATAATCTTATCGCGCATAATATCTGTCTTCTCAAAAACAAAGTGCCCAATGCCATCAATACCCTCAAGCATTTTTACAAAACTAGGTAATGCAACCTTATTTTTCTCAATATCATATTGACTTACGTCACCTGAAACTACCATTTTTCCGCCTTTACCCATTCTGGACACAAAAAGCATTAATTGTCTGAAGTCAGCATTCTGTGCTTCGTCTAATATCATAATACAGTCGTGGAAAGTTCTACCTCTCATATAAGCAAGTGGTTCGTATTTAATTATGCCTGTTGTTAATAACCAGCTTGTAAGATTTTGTCCAAGGATTTGAGTAAGATTATCTACATAACTTTCCATGAAAGGCTTTATCTTCTCTTCTACATCACCTGGTAAAAAGCCAAGTTTTTCTCCTGACTCCTGTATGGGTTTAGTTAAAATGATTTGACTAATCTTCTGTTCGGCTAATAATTCAAGCGCTGAAAAGATTGTTGTAAATGTTTTTGAAGTACCGGCAGGACCATGGCAAAATGTAATTTTGTTTGACATGATTATATTTTTGTACTCCTGTTGCCTGGGCTTAAGACTAACTCGAGAAAGATTTTCTTTTGTTATTTCAGGCTTATTTGATTTAGGTTTAGGTTTAGCCTTATTTAATTTAGGTTTATTCTTGTTTGTCAATTTAATTCGCGTTTTGTTTAATTTTTAAAAGTTCTTGGCACTTTTCATATTCTTCGATATCTTCAAAGAACTTAATTAGTTTATCAATAACTTTAATTCTTGATTTCATATTATATGGTATTTCAACTATTTCATTAGATTCTTCATATATTATGAAAATGTCGTTTATGTCAGAATTGACCGCACAATCATACGATTTTCTAACAATTGCATTAAAATTACCCTTCTTTTCCATTTTAAGTTATTTTTTAACATGCGTTTAACTCTTTATTTTGTGTCTGATGCTGTTTTTTGAGAAAAGTATTCTTTTATTTCTTGTATAAAATCTCTTTGTTCATTTTCGGGTATTTCTATTTTATTAATTTCAAAAAGCCTGAAAGACTTAACTATGGCAGCAATATTTATACCTACTGTAGTAATAATAATTATTGAACCCAAGAAATTAGTTGGGCTGCTTAATGTAAATTGTAATAATTCTAACATATATTGATTTGATTAAATATACTTAATATAAATGAACTTTTTTCATACTCTTTTATTCCCTCATAATAATCTATAAGGCATTGAAGTATTTTATTTTTTTCGGATTTTGATATAAGATTTTCTAAAATAATTTCATCTTTGTATAAATTAAGTAGCATATAGCATACTTCATTTGTATGATGTTGGTCATCCTGAATCATTTTTAAAATGAATTTATCTAAATCCCCATATTGATTATAATAATTTTCCATACCTATAATTTATATATCAAATTATAACTGTCGATAGATTAGTGAATTATAAATCTTTGATGTATTCTGAGAGTTTAGAAATAATTTCAAGCTCTTGCCCAGTATACTGCGCAGGAAACATAGTATTTATTTTAATAAACAGATTTCCTTTTTTATCTGAATCATAATACGGCATACCACATCCGTTCAAACAAATGGTTTTATTACCATGCCCAGGTTCTAAATTATAAACAAGGTCGCCTTCTGGTGTTGGTATGTTTATCTTACCGCCTGCAATTAATTTATAGACATGTACATTGGCCGATGTATAAAGATCCACACCTCTTCTTATAAAATTTTCGTCATTTAAAATGGAAACAAATATCAATAAGTCACCCCTTTCAGCATTCTGTATAAAGGGATGTGGTCTGCCAAGTCCCTTGATTCTAAGTTTCTGACCGTCTGTAACACCTCTTTTAATTGAAATTTTATATCGTTTATTTTCGATCTGTATCTCTTTAACAGTGCCTGTATAAGATTCTTTCATTGTAATCATCATTTGTAATACAATATCGGGTCCCTTTTTAGTATTACCAAACGCCTGGTCAAACTGGTCAGACCAGGAGCCATTTGTAAAATCAAATGAAAAATTAAAATCTTGTAAATTGTCGTAAAAATTAGACCGGCAACCTCCGTCATATCGGGCCTTCTTTTCTGGGTTACTTAAAACCTCATAGGCTTCAGCTATGTTTTTGAATTTTTCTTCAGCAGATGCATCTCCTTGATTAGTATCAGGATGGTATTGCATGGCCAGTTTACGATAGGCCTTTTTTATATCGTCTGCACTTGCACCTTTTTCAACGCCAAGTGTTTCATAGTAATTCATTAAGAGTTTGGTTTAGATTCAGCAATCTGAGCCTTTAGTTTTTTGCTTGCAGCTATTTTATTTTCCTTGATGTCTTTTTCCCTGAGTGCATTACTCTTTTCAAGTGCATCAGAAAGTCTATTTATAGACTGTATTAATTTAGGCAAATCTATATCATAGAATTTTTTGCCCATTGAAGTTTTATGAAATTCCATTATTCTATTTTTGATTATACTCTATTGAAGTAAACGGTTTACGTAAGATTGAGGATTACTCATTGGGGGTTGAGTAACGGCACTGCTAGGTGTCTTTACCTTTTTACCCTTTCTCTTAATTACAGATGTTTGCCCTGGTACAAAAATATTTTCACGTGAGCTAGTATTTCCGACGCCAGACTGCCCTGTAAAAAGAATGGGATTATCCTCTTTAAGAAATTGCGTATAGTTTAGAATTTTCATATTATAATGGCTTTTTCAAAAGGTATATTACCGCCTTTTATTTTATATGTCTTTTTGTACCCCTGTTTACCACAAGAGCCACATTCAGATTTTACAAAAATAGCGTAATATTCAAATATCTGGCCCTCTTTATACTTATTACCGCTTAATGAAATGTGGTCAGAAGTTAGCTTGATTTTACCCAGTGGTTTCTTCGTTACTATACTGTGGCCGTTCATTTGTTTCAGATTTTTTTCGACTGATGTAATATAAAATAAAGAAGAATATTGAAATGGAATAAAAGACAAGATCTGTTATTAGAAAAGAGCCCGTCATTTTTAGTACTGCTGCAAATATTATATCGAACCCAAATGGATTGTAGAACATCGCTAGCATTAGATACAAATCGGTTTTGTCTATTTCTATATTCTTGTTTCTTAGTTTGATTATCACTACTACCTGGTTCCATGTATTTATTTTATTTGTCGCTACCTTTTAACTTTCCCCTGGTCTCCATATTTCTTTTTACCAATGCACTTTCACCGTCAGCGAAATCTTGGTATGGAAGCGACTTGTCGTGAGACGTACGTTTTACGGGATATTCATAGTCAACTTTTCTATGAGCCGGCGTACCAGCTTTTTTATCCCAATATTGTTTGAATTGTAAAAGACTTCCCTTAAAATGCCTGATATCTTCAAGATTAGGATCCTGTTCAGAGCTGCCTTTTAACATTTTCTCAAATAATTCGTATGACTCAACGACTAGTTTCATGTTGTATATATTTAAGCAATAAAAAAGGAGGCTGGCGGCCTCCTTTCAGTAACAGATCTTTGTATTTTTATTTTATTATAACTTCTATTTCTTTCTTTTCCTCGTAGTTCTTTTTCTTGACCACGAGTTTAAGAATGCCGTCTTTAAATTCAGCTTCGACTTTGTTCAGGTCAAACTCTTCGCTGAATCTAAAAGATCTAGAAAAAGATGAACGTTTAAGTTCTCGTTTAATATAAGTTTGATTGTCTTCGGCTACTTTTCGCTTTTCGCCGCTTATTGTCAAGATGTCGTCGTTGACTTTAATTTTAATCTCATCTTTTGTCATACCAGGTAATTCAGCCTCAATTATGGCTTCTGACCCTGCGTCAATGGCATCGACCTTTGGATAACTTTGTTTTTCAAAGAAAGATACACCGATCTCTTTTGAAAGTGCTGGAAACTGGTGTGCAATCATTTCGTCAAATAGGCGATCAAATGAATTTAAAAATTGGTCGCGCTGGTTTAGTAATAGTAAATTTCTCATAGCTTTACGTTTTTTTAACAATTTGTTTTAATCTGTTACTGTGCAACCTACAAGTAGCATTGCAATTTATATATCAATTAAGTTCTATTTGTTCAAGAATTTTTTTCAATTTATCCAAGTCTCTATCATTTACTGCATTGTAACATTTTCTAAAAAGGGTGCTATTATCAGATATTATACTGTCAGGATTTTTGATGTAATTATACACAAATTCTGCGCCCTGTTCTTTGTATAGCTTCTTTATAGAAGCTGAGTTAATATATCTTTTGTTAAATGACATTATTCATTATCTTTAAATGAGTCAATGCTATGCGGCGTGCCGCCTGAATTGGTAAAATATACAAATGGAAAATGTGTTTCAATTATATTTTTAAAATCTTCTATGGAAGTCGATGAATTAGGTTTCAATATAGCGCCAGTAGCATCTTGATTAACCAGGTCTTTCCAGCGCAATGTATTAAACATTTCCTTGTCTGTCTCGTTTTTGCAAATGAAGTATTTATAATCATCTCGCCTTGTAGAAGAGTCAAGCATTAGAGCCTGTATTTCGTTATTATATTTAATCATTTCATCTTTATCAAGACCGTGGAAAATACCTATTTTATTTAAAATCCAGCCTTCAGCGCTTCTATTAACTATTGAAAGATATGCTAGGTTGCCTTTGTCCCAATCTGTTGCATAACAATCGACTTGACTGCCATTGACATCAATTGACCCGGCAGACTCATTAAGAAAGTCGGCATATTGTTTGATATATTTATTTAATTTCATTATTCGTCTTTTTGTCACTATTAATCTACTATATTATGTGATATCTTTAGATTCTATTAGAGTATAAGTAAATGAATTGCCATGTATCTTAGAAGATTTTTTACATATCTTCATAAATTCATCAAAATCTTTTACTCTTTTAAATACCTGGCATCCAGCACTCCAGTTTTCTACCCAAGTAGAATCTTGACCTGCTTTATGAATATTAATACCATATAAACCTTCTGTTACTAATTTTTCATCATACGAAAGGTCCATGTTAGCGTCACGATAGACTTTTACATTCCTTTGTTGTCTAAGGGCTTCGTATCTACCTTGGTGTAAACCTATACAATGCGATCCTCTATATTGATTTGCAATCAATCTTGAACAACCACCAGTGATGCCCATTTGCTTCCATTCTAACATACTTTTTTTGCCAGGATCAGTAGTAGCAGACCATATATAAAACTGCCATACCCCATTTTCTTTATAAGATAATGTTAACCAGTCATCAAATACATTTGTTACTTTATTTCCAGTTGATGAATTTCTAATACCAACTATATTAACATCAAAACCTTTATTGACAGCATCTTCAAACCAAACATAACCTTTTGATTTTACAGCCCTTTCAATTTGTTCCCTTGTATAGCTCATGTCGTAAAGTTTTTTATTATATATCACTTTACACAATATCTTAATCTAGTTAAGATTTTCGTCCATCATTTTGCCAAGACTTTCAGTTGCATTTTTATAATTTTGAAGATCTTTCTTTTTTATTTTATCTTCAAGTACTTGTATTTCTGACTGTAGTTCCCTGGCTTTTTTCTTGTTATACATGTTTGCCACAAAGACGCCTGCTAAGAAAATCAATATGTTCATTTTACCCATTCATTAAAACCATAGGACATGGCCTGATTGATTGATAATGCCGGATTCTCTTGCATATACTTAAGTGCAAAAACTACACACTCTGCTTCTAGTCCATGTCTTTGCGCCTTTTTAAGTAAAGTATTTACATGGTCCAGTTCTTCAGTTACTTTATCACCTGTTGAAGATTCATAGATGCTTTTTACTAAGTAAATATGGCCAGTTGAATTTACATTTAAAATATCACAAAATTTAGAAGCCTCGTCTCTGTTTTCAAATTCAATTACTTCATTAGACTGGTCGATTAGAAATCTACTCTTAAGAGTTTTTCTATCTTTCTTGATTATTTGATACATGTTTTTATTTTTATATGTTGTTTTATAATTAAATTTAGCATATTCAAAAAAAAGGCCTGGCACATGCCAGGCCTGAGTTTTAACTTACGGCAACAATTAAGCTACGTAGTTATGGTTTTGAATACGACCACGTGTCATGTCATAGGCAGAGTTAATGATTTGCTCATTTACATAGTGGCCATTTAATACACCGCTTACGTGGGCAGTTGAATAACCAGTACGTTCAGATACGCGTGTTACGTCTCCTGTCCTTCTGCGGGAATTAATACTGGCAATTTTTGCCATTAAGCTAATCTTGTTGTAGCTTGAAGGGCGATTTGATTGATTGTTTTTCATAATTTATGAATTTAATTATTATAAATGTTATAGTGAATGATATATGTTTGTTTAACAGATTTGCTAAGATTTTATTTTTTTACAGCATATTTTTTATTTAGATAATCTATCCATTTCTGTTGCATGTTGCCGTTTATAAAAAACCAGCCAAATTTGATTTCGAAATACTGGTTAAATTTTTTTAGAAAATTTATCATAGATATATTATTTTTTAAGTTTAATTTCACCCTGTTTTGTTATTTTGATATAAGTTATCATATCTTCTCTCAATTGAAATGTTCCATCTTTTTTAAATATCATGATGGCCCTATCCAACTTGGGCTTTTTCTCATTTTCAAATCTGGCATCCATTTCATATAAAACATAAACGTCTTTGTCGAGCTCTTTTGCCAGAAAGACTAGCTTGTTTTTGTCTGTCGTTAAGTCAATATCACCATACCAGAATTTACCTTCAGTCGTACAAAGGTTTGCGTTAAAGACTGGCACGTTTTTTGGAAACTGTTTCCTATAACCTGACTTAGATCCGGATATCATACGACTATTAGGTCCAAGTACTTTTTTAATTATATTTTTCATTTTTATTTTATTAATCCCACCAGCATTCTATATTACGTTCCATAAGTGTAAATAAAATCTTTCGAGCTTTCTCATGTTGATATCGGCACATGCTCATTGCAATGTTTTGTTTATCATCATTACCAAAGATGCCGCCGTTTTTCATAACATGGCGATAAGCTGTTTTTCTTTTAGTAAAATACTCATCAAAATTTTCAGATATGGGAGTGATTTTTAATTCACTATAGCCCGGGGTTTCGGCTGGAACAAAGCCAAAGTCATTTTCACAATAATCCATGTATTCCATTTGATAATATTCTTCTTTCACCTTTTTCATTAAACGCGCACATGTCATCATAATCTGTGCATCTCTTTTTGCTCGAGTGTGGATATCCCTGCAGCCAATGTATTTGGCTTGATTTTTAAGCTTAAAAATCATTATTTGCCAAATAAAATAATCGTCCCAGTCTCTGTCTTTCCAAATAACAGGAAACCATTTCCAAAGATTTTTTACACCTCTAGTAAATTCCTTATGTAAATATTGACCATCAAACTTCCACCGCAAGCGAATATACTCGAAGAAGTTTATTTTTTTATCTAATGATTTTGATTTCATTTTCTGTTTCTATTATAACTCTTGCACCGCAGCTAAGAAGCGGTTTAGCATCACAACCACTTCCGCAGTAAACTATTTTACTTGGACCTAATATTTCAACTTCATTACAGTATGTGTTAGATTTGCCTCTTTTAATTGTTAAAACAGGCAGATCAGTACCGTAAGTCTTATTCGACCTTATATGATGTTGATTGACATGTATCTTTGACTTCATTGATAGTAGCCATATTTTTTAGCAATGGTTCTTATAATGTCTTCGTCTTCATTTGATATACTTAATCTACTGTCTGAAATAAATGAAATAAGTGTATTCCACTCGTGTTCAAGTAGGTTTAATCCGCTATCGTCAATAGAGGCAATATAACTGTTTAAACCATTTGTTAAATAGTCATTTTCTCGTAGATAGGAAATAATTTCATTTATTTCTTCATTGTCACAGTTATTTAAAAAATCATCAACTTCAATATCGAAATCGTTTTGGTAAAATGTTGGCATAATATTATGTGTTTAAAAATTCAATTTCATTAGTTGCTTTATTCCAATCAAACGTAATTGGCTTTTGTGCATAAACATACTGTTCATTCAATACAGCAGCATTGAAAAAGTTTACAGCACCGTCTGTGCTTACCTTATGGCCGTAACCTGTGTGAATATGGCCACAGGCATGGATTTTAGGTTTTATCTCAACAATTTTGTTAACAAGGTCTTTGCAACCTAAGTTATCATGACCTCTACCTATTACAGTATCTAAATAACCGTATGCAGGTCCGTGAGTTATAAGAATGTCCGTATCATTCGGTATCTTATTCCAGTGCTGTTGAATGTCTTGTCCCGGGTCAGCATTAAAAGCCCAATCATGGAATCTTGGTTGCCAAGGGCTGCCATATATCTTAACTATATTTTGTGCATCTTCACCAATAATAACAAAGTCATCTTGTAAATAAGTTATGTTAGTATAAAAATCTAATATCTCTTTTATTTTTATAGGATTGTGTTGAAATCCCCAATCATGATTACCTGCAATAAATATTTTATGAGTGTAATTATTGAGACCATTAAACCACTTACAAAACTCTATGATTTCATGTTCATAACCCATGCTAGAGATATCTCCTGCATGGATGAGAACATCGCCGCCTTGTAGGTACTGTGTTATTTGCTTATGCTTGTTGTGTGTATCGCTTATTAATGTTATTCTCATATTTATTATATTTACATATTTTAGAATGTTTAAAATACTTTATTTTTAAAATTTAAAAAGAAATTACATACAGTGTTTCTTATAGGATAATACCACTCGTATACAAAGAAGTTATGGGGTTTAAAGTATTCATCAACGTCTTCTATAAACCTCTCGATATATGTTCTTAGTTCATGTAATTCTTTAAAAGAGATAGCCTCCTGGTCTATAACGGTTTCTTCATAAATGAATTCGCCACAATCTGTTTTTGTTAAAATAGGAACTGAATGTTGTTCGCCGTAAAAATTTTTAACACCCATTAGTATATTAAACATACCTTCTTGTTTAATCTGGGCGTATGTTATACTATAGCCTGGAATATCACAAATTTCAAAGACCTGATTATCTTTTATAACCTGTAATGGAATTTTATACTTTAATGATTCGCCACTCGCCCAAAATGTATACCATCTGCTATTCGACCATCTGCTATATGCCATTTTTATATATTAATGTTACAATGTAAATATACAAAATATATGTAAGCTTTGAAAGTAATTTGCAGTTTACGATTTTATAGTTTTTAAAAATTCGGCGATTGAATCATTACTGGGTTCAACATTTGCTTTAAACATAATCTTTAGCCATTCAGCGACTTCCTTGACACCAGGCGCAAAAATGGCCTCGGAATGGGTATGATAAGATGTGGTAAAAGCCATTTTATTATAAATGTTATAATAATACCCATTATGTTGCAAATAGCCTAACTTATTTAACCTTTCTGCAATTTCAAATGTTACTATGTCATAATTATTAACCAATTCATGAATTTTATTTTATTTCCAAATCATTTACACTTCTTAGATTTTAGTAGACGTGACACTGTTTATTGTGTATATATTAATGACTATCACCTACATCGTGCTTTTCTCCATAAATTAAGTAATCCGGATTGATGGCCTTGGCTATATTTTGTCTTTTACCACTTACGTGCTTAATTACAATTCCTTCATGTGGTACTTTAGTGCCTTCAATTACGTTATTAAACACATACTTGTCTTGTACCCCTTGAGACCAACAGCCAGTATACAAAACAGGAACATGAGGAAGCATTAAAGCATTTTTAACAACATGCTCAGTGCGAATTGCGTTCTCATACTCATTATTCCAGGTAACATCAAACACAGCAAACTCCAACTCTTTTAAACCATAGTCGTAGTTTTTCTGTATGCCTGGACCATATATCTCTCCGTATATAACCACACCTGCCTCTATTTTATCAACACTTGCTCTTACCTTAACATAATGCCAAAGTTTTTCTTTTAGCTTGTATTTATCAGCGATATCATACCAGACGTTGGTGTCATAGTATCCTTGTGAATCAGAACCTTTTTCAACATTATGGGAACCTACCACAAATTCATAATCAATCCACTTATCTGCAAGTCGAAAAAACTTTTTGACTTTATCTATTAAAGATAGTTTAGTCTTCTTTACAATTCCATAACGGGCATTGGTTCCATGGAGTTTGAGAGTAATCTGTACGTTATCCTTTTCAGTGAATATTCCAGGAACATTTTTAATGTTTGGAAACTTATAGTAGACATGGAAGTTAGGATTTGATTGATATTTAATCTTTTTACCTGATGCTAATTGAACCTGCTTAATAGGCGGTTCATATTTAGAGATGCCCATTACTTCCATCATATCCTTACCTTCAGTGTAAGTATCAATATTACCCTTAAGTATGTAAAGCAACGGAATAATCAAACACTCTGAATATACACCTCTTAACTTTACAGTACGTACTCGTTGACCTTTACGCAAGTAATTAGTTACATTCATCTTATCAGAAAGATTTTGCGGAATGACTGCGTCTGTTGTTGCTACTACAACTAATCCGCCTTCAGTATATTGTCCTTTTTGGATAATACAATTCCATCCTCCTACAACTGCCTGTTCAATATTATCGGCGCCCTCAATGGGTTTAATTTCATTAATTCTGGCTACATAGGCCACGCTGTTTAAATTTTCCATTTTTATTCTGTTTCTAATTTAGAATTATTTTTAAAACTCAACCAGAACGCAACTGCCACGACTGCAGCGATTGCACTAAGTGCAATATAGTCTTCATAATGTGAACTTGTCATGTTTTTTGCTTCCTGAAAAATAAGATGTATTGTGCTGTTCATGTTTTACTATTATACCGTGTGTTCTATTTGTACTCTAACACAATTTTGCGGTAAGTGATTTATGTGTCTGAAATTGTTGATGTAGCCCATGATGTTTGCACTGCCAATAGCATTTGCTGAATGGGTGTACACATCAACAACAGATTGTCCTTCCATCCACTGTTCAACCAACCATTTAGCACAATCATAGCCTGTTTTCTCAGTAATGCTGTTGTAGTCTAATGTATAGTTGTGATACACATTTTTATGCCATTCCTTCATTGCTGAGTCGCCTAGATCATGGTCTAATGAAATAAAATCGATATTTTCTAAACCAATTTCATTTACTTTGGCTATGAACTCATCATAGCTTCTTACGACAACCCAATTCTTTTCAACCGGGGTTCTAACGTCGTCTAAATAAATTTTAATTTTATTGTCTGTCATAATTCAAATATACATATAATGTTTTAAATAAAAAAGTAATTTGCAATAATCCTATAAATAAAGAACAGTTGGATTATCCTTGTGAATATCGAACAACGGCCCCACTGTACATCAATGGCTCTAATAGTTTAATATTAAAAGGCCTAGTAATCAGGTGATACCTATTCTTAGTCGGGATAACACTCATAAGCGGTTCATGGCCTGCTGCAGTTTGAAGTTCTTCAATTTTTGTTCACAGATTTTGTAATAGTCAGTCTTTTTCATGTTATAAAGTATTAATAATCAGTCAGTTGCATAGAGTTGTTTATATATAATAGTTAGGTGCAATTTAGCGACCACGTTTGACCCGATACTTTACTCTTTCAAGTGTTTTAATTTCATCTCTTTTTAATTTTTGGTAGTATTTATCATCCCAATCTTTTTTCATTGTCCAATTGACGCAGTTTGAAATCAATTGGCTAATATAAGTTTCATCGTAAGCGGTTGCAATGCTTTTAAACTTTTCAATATCTGATAATGAAACAATTTCTTTATATTCTTGTGATAGTTCAATTATGTGTTCTATCATATAATTTGGGAAAAAATAAACTGCACCTAACACGGTATTGGCAAAATTGCCAGCTTCATCGGTTATTTTAACTTCAATTTTCATATCAACTTTTGTTTAAATTTTGAACATTTGTTTTTCAAATTGGCAACATCGCCAATACTTTTCCGTTAGCAAACATAAAGCCAACCATCCTCATCAACAGTTACCTTACATTTGCAGTTTATCCCACGAACACCTTCATCTAATTTAATTGGATGTGATTTATTCCCGTTGTGGAATATAATTTCAACATAATATGCCGACCATAATCCATCATATTCGTTTGGTATAATCATTGGTTCTTTTTCTAAACTTTTTGCCATAATAATTACGTTTGCTAACAAGCAATATATGTAATTGCCCATTAAGGTTTATACTAATTTGTTAAGTTTCTACATGGCAACTACATATATTGCCAGACGTTATAGGTAATGCTGAACAAACATATCTACCTTTGCTTTACATTCATGTTTACCTAAAAACTTTTGATACCATACCATTTGTTTAGTCTTTGTTTCAATCACAGCAATATCCATAATTAAACCTTCATCACTTCCGTATTCTAATGATTTAATCGCATCGTCAATAGTGTCGTGTTCATTGTAACAAGTAACCCCGAATCTATCAAAAATTGAAACAAAAGCACTACCTATAACAACAGGTATATTTAATGCCTGTTTCTGCGCAGTTTTTAACATTTGTTTATTTTTCATATTCTCTACTATTTTGAAAGTTTCTACTATTTAATCAGGCACTAAATATACCTGCGACCGTTAGGCGAAAGCACTACCGAACTGCTAATCCGATAGTGCCTGCCCGTTAAATTACTTTTTGTCATAGTATTTAAAAACCTTTTCAAGTTGTTTAGGGTCTTTCAATACCGTGTAGTAACATTCTCCAAAACCATCCTCAATGTAATGCATCCCTCTTTTTTCCGCATCATCTTTTGTAATCGGAACACGAACCACGTCAATATAAAATGTTTTTGGTTTAAATGGAAATCTTGCATATTGGCTACTTCCAATCAGTTCAAAATCCTTATCGTCAATGTAAACTCTGCCTGTGAATGTGTCGTGTTCTTCTTCTCCTTTCCAAACAATAGCATCATTATAGCTACATTTCCCGTTTTGGTATTTAAACAATCCGCCACATCTTGCATTTTGATACATTGGTTCACCCATCCACTCGGCAACATCAACCCACTCATTATCGTGTCCTGTTACATCACAAATAGGCTCTTGTAAGCACAATTTTTTTACCGATTGTGCAATGGCTGATGCTGTGTATGGTGCTGAACCACCACTTTGTCCTGATTTACCAAATGCTTCACATAAAGCTAAGATTTCTTTAGCGAATGGTGTTACAATCGCATCTGGAACTGTTGCTGCAAGAATATCCAACTCTTGCTTTGCAAATTTTTGTGTATTTGTCATTTTATATATGCGGTTCGCCTTTACACCACAAGGTTTTTAAGTTTCTACTAATTTAACCGTGCCATCGCCTAACATGCGTTTGGCTCAATGGCGGGTTTAGTGGTTAATTCAACATCGTGCCTTGCATCGGCTTTGGTGGTAACTTGAAAGTTTTTCACTCCGAAGTCCACCACTGCGCCAAGCGCAAACACGTTATGTGTAATATTTTAATTTCCCACCGCACCTGTTTCACCAATAATCGGTGCATCTGGTCGTTCTCCACATTCTATAATATTTTTTATTGTCGATTCTCCTTTCACCCCAATAACTTTATCACCATTTTGTAGTTCTTTTGCCTTTAGCCAACCTCGTTCAGTCAATAAAAAATGTTCATCACTAAACAACCAGTTTCCGTTTACTTCAATAAATTTTTCCATTTTATTTCTATTTTTAAGTTAATATTTCCCACGCACAAAAAATTAAAATACATACACATAACAACAAATATATGTAAGTTTTTATTAAGTTATACGTAAATTTTAAGCATTTGTTACAAAAAACCTACATATATTTGCAACCGTTATACAACATAATTAAATCCAATCTTCTATAAATTGTTGTAATGTTTGTCCTTTTTTACTATATTCCTTATCAAAATCTTCGTAATAATTACCATCACCATCATCACACCATTCATAAAATTCTAATTTATATGTACCATCTTCTTGTGGTACAATTACCTTAGTTTTATTATCATCTTCATAATAATAAAGACCAGAATTTTTTGAATTATCTTGTGTAAATCCGACACTTCGTAAGTATTCAATATCAGATTTTGATAATAACAAATTCCGTTGTATAACACCAGATATATTCAAGTTTTTATCTGTGTTCTGTTCAAATGTTTTCAAATGTTTAAGTTCCTTTTTCATATTAAAGTTTATTTGTATATATAAATATTCAGAATTAAATTTTCCACCGCACATTTTTAAAAAGTTTTTATTCGTGTTTCAAATCAACATTCTACCTTAATAAACCGTACTGTGTATAACAAGGTGTATAAGAAAGTTTGCTATCAGCAGTAGTGGTAATTTGAAAATTCATCAAAGCAAACCTTCTCATACACCCAATCGTTACCTGCAAGGCTACCTTGACACTCCGATAATAGCATCAGGATATTCTTTACAGGCTTCTAAATACTTTTCGACAAAAGGAACAAAATGTTCATACATTCCCCATACGTTAGGCGAGTTGAATTTTTCAAAATGTTCAGGTCTTGCTTTTAAATCAGCTAATCCTTTTTCAAGCAATTCAACTATTTCACTCGCCTTTGTTTTGCCAATTTCTTCTGGTCGCCAAAGTGCTTCATAAATTCCTGCTTCACGTGCCATTTTACCTAAGTTATGGGTAATGTTTGCATCGTAAACAGTTTCTTCTTCTTCTGTTAATGTTTTGCCAGCATCGTAGCTAATCCATTTTTTTCGTGTTAAATAAACATCTAAACTCATTTTGTTTCTTTTAAAGTTCCTACTGATAAACCGCCCAGCAGGTAACAGCGGTTTTGCGTCATTGAGGGTTTTTTGCTATCTATAACCATTTATACTAAATTTATAATTTTTTCTCATGATGGTCTTGAGGCAGTGCAAGCTTTACAATAGGCCTATTTTTCATTAAAGATAATACTTCATCTAGTGATATAGGTTTCATGTAATTGCCGTCTACTCCGACATCCATTGCTTTACCTGCTGCTATTCTCTTAGCAGCAGGTAAATGAACATGGCCATGTAAGTGTACTGCGTTATTGTTCATACCGTCCCAGCTGGCAATTGGAAAATGCATTAGTATAAAATTATACTGGTCCATTTCACCCTTTTTATAAGAACTCGGCCTTCTGACATCAAGATTAATATAGTGCTGTACGGATGAAAAAAGCCTGCGTACATCATCTTTATTTCTTTCAATATGATGATCGTGGTTGCCTAGGACAAGATGTATATTTTTACACACGATCTTATTTCTAAACTCTTTTATTTTTTCAAAACCACCAAATGACCAATCACCAAGATGTATTAGTATATCATTTTCACCGACAGCATCATTAATTGATTCAACGATTACAGAGTTCATGTGGTCCAGTGACTTAAAGTCACGTGTTACATCTTCTGCATTCTCCCACTTGGTAGTTGATCTGCAAATATTGCTATGATTATAATGCGTATCGCTTGTAAACCAAAGATGTTGACCTTTTTCTAATAATAGTTTCATTTTTAAATATATGAGAGCATGTTTGGAACCAACTCAATTAATGTTGATTATGAGTTATAGGCCCTGTTAAATGCTATAGAGTAAATATAAGTAATGATTCTGACAATTAAAAGATTGTTGCAGTTTTTGGCTTGTCAGGTTGCAGAAATGTCGTTTAAGATTAAGACATTGTAAGAAGGTATTGCAATTTATGTATAGATGCAATTATCTCTTCGATTATATTAATAATCTCTGTGTCGTTATTGAACACAGTAGTTTTGTAATTTTCAAAAACCTGAACATAGGTTTGGGCAAATTCATCGGGGTTAACCTGGTTTAAATCAAGAAATGTAACAGGCATGCCAAGTGTGCTAACTTTAAAACGGCCATATTTACCCATTATACTTTCCATTAAATTATCAAAGCTTAAAAGAAAGGCATCATAAAAATCACCAAGGGCTTTGTGCATATCGCCAATTTCTGTTTGCCAGTGGAAAATATGAATTTGGTCTCTTAGACAAAGGCCGTATAATGCAAGCGTGCCTATTCTATTATCTTCAGTGTATTTAGCAGCTTCATTAATTGTATTTGCAAATGAATGATATGAGTTTACGTATGCCATTGTTTAAATTTATTTAGTATATTTATCGTTATTATAATTTAGGTGTATCGCCGTTATTTTCATTTTTCTTTTTTCCATATACTTCTTGATACTTACCGGTAGTGGGCGAAGGCTTAAGAGCGCTTTTGCCTTTAGTGTCACCTGGCAATTCTTTATAAGCAGCAGGATCGTCATCGGGCATTTTGGCCTGTTTTTTCATCTGTGCCTTTTTTGCACTAATTGTAGACTTACTAAGACCCTTAAAATAGGGATCTTTTGACTCTTCAGATAACCAGTCGCTATATGATTTAACTAAACTCATTATTTAGATTTGGGATTAAAACCTTTTTCTCGTGCCTCTTTAGCAAGATCCTTGTCTGCACCTCCCCAAGTACCTTTTTTCCCAAGTACAAATGAATTTACTCTGGCGTATGCCCATTGTTCTTGTCCAGTACCAGGTTTGTGACCACTTTTCCAAGCCGCCATACCCCTGTCAAATACTTTACGTAAAATGCCAAGCGGCGCACCAGTTTCTTCACTTTTCTTTTTAAGGCCAGATTCAATAGAACTGTCGTATTTCTCGAAAATAAAATCTGAAAAGTTTTTAAAGTTTTTCATAGAAGGTTTTGGTATATATCATAAAAAAGGTCTGGATAATATCCAGACCTGAATTGAGTGAGTTCTTTTGTTTTTACGAGTTAAGTTGTTGTTGAACGTCTTTCTTTACAAACAGAGCATCCATGCGATTGGATATAGTCTGTATGCTTTTGTCTAGGCGACTGTCAATATATTGATGTGCCTTGTTCACCTCTTCTGCTAGTTCATCCCTGAGCCTGCAAGTATCGGCAAATAATTCAGAAGCTGTCTTCTCTGCATCATTAATTATTACGGTAAATCTTTCGTCGAAAAATCGATGGTCTTCGTCTCTTATGATATTAAGCTTTTTTACTTCATCTTTTAAAAGATGTACTGACTGTGTAATCTTAAGCACTCCTATAAAAGCGTAGATTATCCCTATAAGGAACAGGCCACTAAGAGCACCTAAAACGAATGTTGAAATTGTTTCCATTTTTTCTAATTTATTTTTATTTTTATTTCAAAGAACTCACTCGACGGGATCCAGAGACTCGAACTCTAGACGACATGTTCGCATGTCAACTTACGCTTTAGTAAGCCGTGTATACCAATTCACCAATCCCGTTATTATAAAGTTACCAAATGATTTGGCATATAGATAAAGTCTAAAACAAAATCTAAGCCAAAGACCTTCCTCACTTCAAAGGCAAAGTCAAAAACCAAGTCTCTTTTTGTTAGCCAATTTTTCCACAACGGGATAACCTGTCTAACTTTGAGTTCTATCTCAGTTTTTAGATTTTGTGAGGAAGCGGTTTGTTTTTGTAGGCCACATGAAGCGGCGAATATTAATATCCTGTATTATAAAAACCAAACCACTTGGTACAAAAGTACAGAATATAGGCTTATGCTTAATTCTGGACCACCTTTATTTTATTTAGATAAAAACACGTCAATCATAGCTTGAAATCTTGGATCGACCTGGATTCTCAGTGATGCAATATTTTTAATTTCAACTTGACGAGCTTCTTCAAAGTCTTGTTTTAATTTAAGAAATTCAGCCTGATAAGACTTATACGCATTTTCAAATTCTTTTATACGAATATTATTCGCACTATTTGTCTCAGCCATTTTAATAGAATTTTCTTTTGAGATACGTGCATTTTCTTCTGTTACCATATTTTTAACCTTGGCTTTGAAGTAATTTACACGCTGCTCATATTGACGATGCATAGCTGAAAGCTCTTCGTGTAAATCAAGCAATTCCTGTGCAGTATGGTGGATTGTAATTTTAAGAGGTGTCTTCTCACCGTCTTTAATATTAATCCACTCAAGTGTCTTGATATCAGGTAATTCTTTGCGTAATTCATCTAGCTTACCATTTCTATGGATGAACTGGCCAATATGTGATGCAAAAGCCTCAGCTTCAAGATATTCATTATATTCGCCAATAGAAAGCTGCGACCAGCCCCATTGTTCATCAACCAATAGTGCTTCAGTGAAGCGATCTAACTCAGGTTCAGCTGGTTGTTTTAAATCAGTTACAAATTTCTTGTTTTGCAAGTCTTTTAACAAAGAGTCTTTTGCCTTGATGTTATCCATTAGAAAAGCCTGACAGGCATGTAATCTTGATTTTTGAGTTAATAGGTCTATTACATTAGAAGGCATTCTATTGCCGGCAGTTTCAATATAATTTTCATCATTCAGTTTCAACTCCTTTGTGCAGTTATTAACTATCGATAAAGTTGATTCAATTTGCTTTGCTCTCTGAAAACAAAGATTGCTAATAGATTGCGCTTGTGAAAGCGAAAGGCCTGTTGCCGAAAGACTGTTATTTTTCATGTTAATTATTTTAAAATTATACTAGTTTATTAAAAATGTTTATTTGTGACCAGAGTAGGATTCGAACCTACACCACGTCTGGTAGATTTTTACTCAATATAGAAGCATTTGCGCAAAATGCACTTAGTGAGTTACTTGTCTAGCGTTTTCCAAGTTTTGAAGTCGCTTCAAAACATTCCGCAACCTGGCCATTTGCTCCTTATTCTCTTACCCCTTTATATAGGAGCTAGCCTGCTTATCTATCAGGGACTATCGGTAAATTACCAATAGTTTGAATAATACGAGTTTTTCAAGGGTACAGGTTATTGTAATTAATATATGTAATAATAAAGAAATGTTTATTAAACACATGCAAATATACAATAAAAATTTAGATTAATAAAGAAATTTGCAGAAAACTAGACAGTATATAAAACTGTCCATTCGCGCGGAGGTTCATTTAATTTAACTATATCCACCAATCCTTTCTCGCCTGGTGCGCCACTACCTCTTAAATCTAAAGATCCTGTAAGAATGCCAGAGTTTAAAATGTTCTGTATTAATGAATCGACGTCTTCTGATGTTATTGGTGAATGATATGTAGTTATAATAATTCCTTCACCGGCTAAAGAATTTTCAGAAGGTAATTCAACTTTATCTA